TGGTGGCGTGGCAGCTGAACAGTTGACAGAAAATCCTAATTTGACAGAAGAAGATTTTGTCGAAAATGAGATTGAAAAAATGAGAGGTACACCATTATATGATATGCTGATTGAAAAAGCTAAAGCAGCAAAAGAGTTCAAAAAAGATCCAGAAAAGTATGTTAGACAATGGCTAAGTATTGGATTTAAGACTGGACAAGGTGAGCTTGACTACCTACAAAGTGAAGAAAAGTTTAAGTATAAAAAACCTCAAACTAAACCATATCCTATTTCAGCAACAATGGATTACAATCAAAAACAAATTGTACAATCATTGTTAGAAAAGAAAAGAGATGAACACGAAGAGGGCTCTGAAGAATATAAACATTATCAAACACAGTTAGATTATTTAGAGAAGTTAGATGATACCGACACAGGAACTTTATATGAAACAACTGATGGTAGGATAGGATTCAAACATACATCAAATAAAAAGGACTGGACAGACCCACATAACAATACTTCTGTTAGAAAGAAGGGAGAGAAGATTTCAAAAGCAGTTGATGCTAATGAAGATTTATCAGATAGTGATAGAGAAAAAGTCGTAGAGGCTACAACCAATGCTGTAGAAAGAGCTGCTACAACAGTTGATAATGCTGAAAAAGCTGTCGGTGAAGATTCTCAAAATTTATCTCCAGAAGCAGTAGAGGGTGTTGGTAAAATTTTTGAATTTTTCGATCCAAGAAGAATTGACTATGTTCAAGAAATGAGAACCAATCCAGCTATGAAAAAGAAGCTGGAGAGTAAAGGTATAGATCCTGAAAAAGCAACCGAACAAGAAATAGCTGAAGCAGTCATTGAGATGGTAAAGGATGGTAGTGCCACTCAAGACATACAAAAGATGGTACTAAAAACTTCTGATGTTGTTTCTAGAGTTCGTCAGCTAAACAAAGTTGGACTAAAACAATATGGTGGTCCTATGTCCGTTTCACAGATAGCAAAGCATCTAAAAATGTCAGAAGCTGCTGTAAAGGAATGTTTAGATTCTAAGTTAGACGACATTGAAGACACAAGTAGAAAGAGAAAAGATTCTATGAATGTTGCTCACGAACAGTTGGTTGGGGATTTACAAAAAACTGATTCTGAACTGGACTCTGATTCATACCCTAATAATCCTGATGGTGATAATGGTCCTAATCAGAGAGCTTATGTACAATCTTTTATGGATGAGATACATTTTACAAGATATATCAATGGTGAACTTGAGGGTATACAATCAATAAACATAGGTGGTACTTCAGTAAGCCCGACAGAGTTTAGAGAGTGTTGTGCCGAATTATCTAATTTTGATGGTGATATAGAATCTGAACAAGGTAGAAAAGACTTGATGAATCACCTACAGAAAAGATTAAGAGTTTCACCAGATGATGACGCTGTGTCATTTGGAAGTAAAGAGGGTGGTAAAGAAAGAGAATTAGGAAGAGAATCATACAGAACCAAAGGTAAATCTAAATCAATTCTAGCACACTTAGGTAAAGATATGATAAAGTGTTTGAAGGGTAAAAACTAATGAGAACACAACTACTTTGTACATTCTCTACAAGAGATAGACTTGATGTTATACTCGATCTAATTATAGAGTGTAATGATATTCTATATGATAAGGTCTATGTATTCCAAAATTTATCAGAACCTAATCAGATGATTTGTACTTACAATGTAATGTATGAGGATGACTATATTGCTGATGACATACCTAACACTATTTCATTACATAGAAAGAAACAGACCAACACATTATATTCAATCAATGCGCTAAACGAAGTTATCAGAGACTTGAATGGTGGAGTATTGGATAAGAGATTTCCTGTACCTTGGGAAGAATATAAGAACTCATTATTACTAACAAATGATACTGGACTAAATAAAATTCCAACAAAATTGCACAAAATAATAGACACCAAAAACTTCGGAGAGGTCTAAAATAAAATTGTATTTCACTTTGCTGAGTGATATATATTATAGGTTACACTTAGTGGTAACTACAAATTAAAAAATAAATAATAATATAGGAGAATAACAAATGGATATTAGTTCAATTCGTAAAAGACTGAATCAGCTTCAGACAACCAATAATAGGACTTCGAACCTATGGAAACCTCAACCAGGAAAACAAATCATAAGAGTTTTACCTTACAAACACAATAAGGATAATCCTTTCATTGAGTTGTTTTTTCATTTCGGTTTGAATAACAAAACCTATTTATCACCAATCTCTTTTGGTCGTCCAGACCCAATTGAAGAGTTTGCTCAAAAACTAAAAACAAGTGGAAACAGAGAAGAGTATCAAATGGCTCGTAAGTTAGAGTCAAAGATGAGAACCTTTGCTCCTGTAATTGTTCGTGGTGAAGAGACTCAAGGTGTAAAGTTTTGGGGATTTGGCAAAACAGTCTATCAAGAACTACTTTCTGTAATTGCAGATCCAGACTATGGTGATATTACAGATGCTATAAATGGTCGTGATGTTTCAGTTGAGTTTATTACTGCTGAAGAAAGTGGGGCTTCTTTCCCAAAGACTTCAATTCGTGTAAAACCAAATCAGAGCCCAATCGTAGAAGATAAAGCTCAGTTAGAAAATCTTTTGGAAAATCAAAAAGATATTACTGAGTTATATCAAGAAAGAACCTACGAAGAACTCACAGAGGTTTTGAATGAATGGTTGAATCCATCCGAAGAATCTACTGATACAGATGATTCTAAAGAAGCAACAGCTACACCTGTAGTTGCTAGTTCAACGAAAGTTGAAGACGCAAGTGCTGCTTTTGATGAGTTGTTTAGTAAGTAAATAAAATAACGAGGGTGGCTATGGTTTTTATAACCACTGCTTGATTTATCCTTTTCATCTGGTGCCACCCTCAATTTTTTCGTAGGAGAAATATATGTCAGTAAAAGACGATTTGGCTGGGGTTTTAGCGGATTCCCTAAATAAAAAATTCAAAGATTATAAGGTTGCATACTTCTTAGATGGCGCACAAGAAACACCAACAGATATCAAAGAGTTCATTTCAACAGGTTCAACAATGTTAGACTTAGCAATTTCAAATCGCCCTAATGGTGGTATTGCAGTTGGTAGGATTACAGAACTGAATGGATTGGAGAGTAGTGGTAAATCATTAGTGGGTGCTCATCTATTAGCTGAAACTCAAAAGAAGGGTGGAGTTGCTGTTTATATAGATACAGAGACAGCAGTAAGTGAAGATTTTCTACAAGTTATAGGTGTCGATATAAACAATATGTTATATCTACATTTAGAAACAATCGAAGATGTTTTCGAAGCTATCGAAGAGATTGTAACAAAAGTAAGAGAATCAGACAAAGATAGGTTAGTAACAATCTTAGTTGATTCATTAGCTGCTGCTTCTACAAAAGTAGAATTAGATGCTGACTTTGATAAAGATGGATGGGCTACTTCAAAGGCTATTATCATATCAAAGGCTATGAGAAAAATTACTCAGATGATTGGTAGACAAAGAGTTGCTTTGGTATTTACTAATCAGTTGAGAGTAAAGTTAGGTGCTATGTTTGGTGATCCTTATACTACTTCAGGTGGTAAGGCTCTTCCATTTCACGCATCAACTCGTGTTCGTTTGAAGAACAAAGGTCAGATAAAAGATAGTAAAAAGAATACTATTGGTATGACTATTCTGGCACAAGTAATCAAAAACAGATTAGGTCCTCCACTTAGAAAAGCTGAGTTTCCACTCTACTTTGAAAGTGGTGTAGATGATGAAGGTAGTTGGTTGCATGTCCTCAAAGAACATAAGATTGCAAAAGTTGGTGGTGCTTGGTATACTATGGAAGATCATGAAGGTAATGAAATCAAATTTCAATCCAAAGATTGGTCTGAAAAGTTAAAAGATCCAGAATTCAAAGAACATTGTTACAAATTGATTTGTGATAAGGTTATATTGAAATACACTAAAGCTGATTTAGGTATCGATGATGTAGAGATAACTGATGAGGTTTTAGGTGACGACTAATGCGAGATACCTTTCTATTCTCGATGAGATAAAGAAAAAAGGTGGTAGTACTGAGTCAGAAAATCCTGACGATAAAGTATTGGTTATAGATGGTCTAAATACATTCATAAGATGTTTTAGTGCTATACCAACTCTCAATGATGACGGAGCTCATGTTGGGGGAATAGTTGGTTTTCTAAGGTCAATCGGATATGCTATCAAAACAATTAGACCCACCAGAACCATTATTGTATTTGATGGTAAGGGTGGGTCTAATCGCCGTAAGAAATTATTTCCTGAGTATAAAGCTGGAAGGAATATGTCTAAGAGATTGAATAGGACATATGATTTCAATAGTAAGGAAGATGAACATCAATCAATGCTTCTACAGATAACTAGAGTAGTAGAGTATTTAGAATTTTTGCCAGTAACGACAATTACTATAGGTGGCATAGAAGCTGATGATACGATGGCTTATATCACTAAACAAATTCTAAAAACATCTAATATAGTTCTAATGTCTACAGACAAAGACTTTCTACAATTAGTAAATCACAGAGTTTCAGTTTGGTCACCAACAAAAAAGAAGATGTACGATCCTCCTAAAGTTTTAGAGGACTATGGTATACCATCTCATAACTTTGCTGTCTACAGATCTATTGACGGAGACAAATCTGATAACATAGATGGAGTTCGTGGGTGGGGTTTGAAAACTATTCAAAAAAAATTACCACTTTTACTCGAAGATAAGATACTTACTATACGTGACATTATTGATGAAGATGAAAAACTCAAAGAGAGTGAGGAGTTATTGAAACGAAATTATACTTTGATGCAATTAGAAGAAGTAGATATTAGTATGTCTGCTAAAACTAAAATAATTGATAAAGTCAGAGAACCAATAAACAGACTCAATAAACTAAAGTTTCAAAAGAGTTTTATCGAAGATAGGTTATTTGCCACACTACCAAATATGGACAGCTGGCTAATTCAATGTTTTGGTAAATTGAATGAGATGGCAGGAAAATCAGATGGGAAGGCATAAAAAATATAACTCAGAAGAAGAAAAGAAAGAAGCGCAACGAAGATGGTCTATGGACTATTACAAAAAGAACAGAGCAGTTCTTCAGGCAAAAGCTAGAGAACGCTATCGTAAAAAAAGACAAATGGAACTAAAAGAAAAACAAATAAAAGAATTATATGGCGAGTGAAAATTTTAATCAATTTGGTCCTTCCTTTCAGGCCAAAATAATATCATCACTTTTATCAGACAATAAATTTATACAAACTATCAATGACATATTAGAACCTGACTTTTTTGATTCAGATGCTAATAAGTGGTTGACTAAACAGATAGCTAAATACTTTATGGAGTTTAGAAAAGCTCCTACTTTAGAAGTATTGAAAATCAAAATCAATCAGATGGATGATGAGATTCTAAAAGTATCTGTTGTAGAAAATCTAAAGGATGCTTGGAGAAATATAGAAGCTACAGACTTAGAGTTTGTGAAACAAGAAACATTAGGTTTTTGTAAGAATCAGGTTATCAAAAAATCTATTATGGAATCAGTTGATTTATTGGAACAGAAAAAATATGATGAGATAAAAGTTCTAATTGATGCAGCTATGAAAGCTGGTAGTGAAAGAGACTTAGGTCATGACTATATTATATCATTAGAAGAAAGACTTACATCATCGGTAAGAGCTACTTTACCAACACCTTGGGATTCAATTACTAATGTAATGGATGGTGGATTAGCTGGTGGTGAATTGGGTGTATTAGTTGCGCCTGCTGGTATTGGTAAGACTTGGTGTTTACAATCTTTAGCTGCTCATTTGGTAAAGGAAGGTAAAACTGTAGTTCATTATACTTTAGAATTGAATGAGGCTTATGTTGGTCTGAGATATGATACAGTATTTAGTGGTACACCAACTGCTAATATAAAGTTCTATCAAGATGAAGTACAGAAGGTTATAGATGGATTGGCTGGTAAATTGATTATCAAATACTATCCCACTCGTTCAGCATCCGTAAACACTTTAGCTGCTCATCTCAAACAAATGGAGATACAGGAAATCAAACCTGATGTGGTTATCGTAGATTATGCTGATATCCTAAAACCAACCACATTCTATAAAGAGAAGAGACATGCTACTGGTGAGACTTATGAAAATCTTCGTGGTATGGCTGGTGAGTTTGATATTCCAATATGGACTGCTTCACAGGCAAATAGAAGTTCGTTAGAAGAAGAGGTGATTGATGCTAGTAAGGTTTCTGAAGATTACTCTAAGGTGATGACTGCTGACTTTGTTATGTCTGTAAGTCGTAAGGTAGAAGATAAGATTGCTAATACTGGTAGAGTTCATGTAATCAAAAATAGATTTGGTGTCGATGGAATTACATTTCCAGCAAATATAAATACTAATACTGGTAAGATTGATGTGTATGAATCATCAACTGTAGAAGGTAAAGGTGCTCAGGCAAAGATGGATAACTCAGAAGAGTATCTAAGAAAAACTTTATCGCAAAAGTATAAAGATTTAAAAGGATTTGAGTAAGATAAGTTGATATATATTATAATTATGATTGTTAAGAAAATAAGTTTACAAGGAGTGAAAGAGTAAAATGGAAAAATTTAAGTTGTCAGAAAATTTTATAAGTAAGTACAAGAGGAAAAAAGCTCCTTTCGGTTTCAATGGATTAGGTGAATTAGTCTATATGAGAACCTATTCTAGAATCAAAGAAGATGGAAAGAACGAAAGATGGTGGGAAACTGTACAAAGAGTCGTAGAGGGAACTTACTCTATGCAAAAGAATCATATTGAATCACATCAATTAGGGTGGAATGCGTGGCAAGCTCAAAAGAGTGCTCAAGATATGTATGAGCGTATTTTTACTATGAAGTTTTTGCCCCCTGGACGCGGACTGTGGGCTATGGGAACTCCCATCACAGAAAAAAAGGGATTATACGCCGCCCTCAACAATTGTGCATTTGTATCAACCAAAACAATAAAAGAAGATTATGCTAAACCTTTCTGTTTCCTTATGGACGCAAGTATGTTAGGTGTTGGTGTTGGGTTTGATACAAAAGGTGCTGGTGAGATTATCGTAAAGGGTATAGATAAGAGTCGTGATGAATCTTTATTTGAAATACCTGATACTCGTGAAGGCTGGGTTGAATCTTTGAAAGTTCTTTTAGAAAGTTACTTTCATGGAACTGCTGTAGTAAAATTTGATTACTCAAAAATAAGAGTTGCTGGAGAACCAATAAGTGGATTTGGTGGCGTAGCTAGTGGTTCTGAACCTTTAGAAGAAGTTCATACAACAATCAGAGAAGTATTAGAAAAGAATAGTGGAGAACCAATCACAATCACTACAATTGTTGATATTATGAATCTTATAGGAAAATGTGTTGTGGCTGGTAACGTAAGAAGAACTGCTGAAATTGTATTTGGCGATGCTCACTCAGAAGAATATTTAGATTTGAAAAACTACAAAGTAAATCCACATAGGGAGACATATGGATGGACATCTAATAATAGTATATTCGCAGAATTGGGTATGGATTATACAGAGGCTGCAAAACGGATTGTGGATAATGGTGAGCCTGGATTTGCGTGGTTAGAAAATATGAGAAAGTATTCTCGTATGAAGAATGGCGGAGATAACAAAGACCATAGAGTTATGGGTGGTAATCCTTGTTTGGAACAATCACTTGAGAGTTATGAATTATGTTGCTTAGTAGAAACTTTTCCTGATAATCATGATGACTTCGAAGATTATGCGAGGACTCTAAAGTATGCTTATCTTTATGCTAAAACAGTTACATTAGGAAGAACTCATTGGTCGGAGACTAATAGAGTTATGCTTCGTAACAGAAGAATTGGATGTTCAGTTAGTGGTGTTGCTCAATTTATTACTCATAGAGGTCTTGATGAGTTAAAAGGTTGGCTAAATAATGGCTATGATGTTATACAGGAATGGGATGATATGTACTCTGATTGGTTTGCTGTACCAAAGTCAATCAAAACTACTTCAGTAAAACCATCAGGTACTGTTTCATTATTGGCTGGAGCTACACCAGGCTTACATTATCCCGAAAGTAGATTTTATATAAGAAGAATAAGGGTTTCAAAACATTCAGAACTATTAGAACCACTAAAAAAGGCTAACTACAAAGTAGAGCCCGCTTTTGGTTCAGAAGATACAACAATGGTTGTAGAAATACCTGTAGATGTAGGTGAGGGGATTAGGACAGCGGCTGAACTTTCGATTTGGGAACAATTCGGTTTAGCCGCTTTCTTACAAAGACATTGGGCTGATAACCAAGTTAGTTGTACAGTTACTTTCAATCCAGAGACAGAAGCAGACCAAATTGCTCCTTGTCTGAATTACTTTCAATATCATCTAAAAGGTATTAGTTTATTACCAAG